GGTGTGGCTTGTTCTTATCGCATCAGTAAGGACTGTCAATGGGCATACTGATCGTTGCATTGATTGTTGATTGGTTCTTGGAGGGCCTATGAGTAAAGGTGATTCACCCCGTCCTATCCCTAACCCTGAAAAGTTCAGAGACAACTGGGATCAGATTTTTGGTAAAAAAGAAAAGGAAAAGAAATGAGTAGTTACAGCGAGTTAGAGATGAAAGTTATTCAATGGTCTGAAGCACGGAAGATCATTCCTAACAGCACACCATTGGCACAGTGGGTGAAGGCTTGTGAGGAGCTGAATGAGCTGCGTGAGGCTATCGTTAATGATGACCGTGTAGAGGCCATTGATGCTGTTGGAGACACTGTGGTGTGCTTGATCAACATCTGTGCTTTGCTCGATGTCAACCTGACTGATTGCCTGGCAGCTGCCTACAACGAGATCAAGGACCGCCGTGGGTACATGAACGCTGATGGCATCTTCGTCAAGGAACAATGATGATTGCTAAAGATTGTTCAAACTGTGCGCATCGAGACAGTTATACAAGGGAGAGCAATTTAAATTGTGACGCTTGTAAAAGCGGTTATACGAATTGGGCTTCTATAGAACAACCTGAACCATCTTCTAAAACAGCTTTACAAAGGCAAGAAGGCGGTCAGCACTACAAGGGCAAGGCCATCCAGCCTATCGTCTACATCCATGCCAACAACCTTGGATTCTGCGAAGGTAATGTAGTCAAGTACATCACCCGTCACAAAGAGAAGAATGGTGCAGAGGACATCCGTAAGGTCATCCACTACTGCGAATTGCTATTGGAATTGGAGTACAAAAATGACACCAACAAATAAGTTGCGTTTTGTAGAACGTAAATCGACAGCTTGGGAACCAGCAGACATGTTTCAAACCATGCGAACTATAAAAGTTTTACAACAATGGTGGGCTATTGAGCGTGATGGTCAGATAACGCCAACAGGCGAATGGCGTGACATACCTTTGGAGAAAGTAAATGAGTGAAGTAAACATCATCCTGACAGACAAAGAAGACGGTACTTTGGGTATCCGTATCGTGTCTGACGCACCTGATGACTCAGGAGCCAGCACTATTGCAAAGATGTTCATTGAGTTTGTAGGCCAACTACAAGCCCAAGAACAAGCCCCCAAGATCATCACAGGAGAACATTGATGGGTGCGTTTATTGGATTTTTATGCTTCATGGCTTGGTTGACTCACATCTTCACTTGCTTTGCTCACGGCTTCTGGGGCTTCTTGGTGGCTGGCGCTATCTTTTTCCCTATCGGCATTCTTCACGGGTTCTATCTGTGGTTTAACTGATATACAATGTTTTGAAACACGGCTAGGTCTGAAGTCATGAGCAGACCGAAAAGAGTTACCCCTTCTCCTGCCGCCTGTTTCTCTTCCAAGGGGCTGTAAAAAGCGGGCTATATGCACTACTACAAGTTCAACATTGCCGACTATCGGAAAGATACAGGCCACCTTTCAACTATTGAGCATGGCATTTATCGCCAGCTTATTGATTGGTATTACCTTGACGAACAACCTATTCCTTTAGAAACCCAAGTGGTTACCAGACGGTTACGTTTGGGTTCTGATGATTTAATTTTTGTTCAAAATGTACTAGCAGATTTCTTTCAAAAGACCGCAAAAGGCTATGTCCATAAACGCATAGAGTTTGACATCAAAGAATATCATCTACAAGCAGACAAAAACAAGGCTAATGGTAAGCGTGGTGGTAGGCCAAAGAAAACCCAAGTGGTTAGTTCTGGGTTGCCAGATGAAAGCCAAAAAAAGCCTAACCAAGAACCAGTAACCATTAACCATAAACCAATATTAAATACACCAAGCGGTGTGAGTAATGATGTTTGGCAAGATTTTGTTAGGCATCGAAAAGGAATGAAAGCTCAGATTACTGATCGAGTAATTAATGGAATACGTAAGGAAGCTGATAAGGCTGGTTGGACTCTTGAAGATGCTTTGGCTGAATCTGTAAATCGTAACTGGGCATCATTCAAAGCTGATTGGGTGAAAGAGAAAAAACAAATATCGTTCCGCGAACAAGACGAAGTTGAGAAGCGCCGCAAGTGGGAAGAGATGACAGGACGCAAGTGGCCTACCAACAATGCAATGATTATCGAAGCCGACACTAACTTCTTGGAGATTGGAAATGATTAATTTAAAAGCAATGGACCGACTCTTTGACAGACTGTCTCTTACCTACGGTAGCGCATGGTCACGCAAGTGGGATGGTTCACCAATCCATGAGGTGAAGTCAATGTGGGCGCATGAGCTGTCATCCTATGCCAACCGTTTGGAAGACATTGCTTGGGCATTGGAGAACCTTCCTGAGAACTGCCCTAACGCCATTGAGTTCAAGAACCTATGCCGTAAAGCACCTCGCATTGAAGCTCCCCTTCTGCCTACGCCTAAAGCTGACCCTGAACGACTCAAGACTGAGCTTGCCAAGCTGTACGAGCCAGCCAAGAAAGCTGCCAAGCAGTACGAGACTACAGACGGACGGGAATGGGCTAGACGAATCATGGCTAGACACCAAGCTGGTGACAAACTAAACGCAGTGACGTTGCGCTTTGCCAAGGAGGCTCTCAAATGAACAAAGGCATGGCACACGCGATATTAAACCAAGTAAAGCTTGGGATGCACTTCTCGCAAGGAAAGATCAATGAAGCCCTTTTCGCAACAGGAGACTTGGACATTAACCAACTCACGCCAAAAGCTTGTAGAACACTACGCACTGATGGCTATGAATCCTGCTACGTTAGGTCACGCTCGTTGGAGGACGAAGGAATTGGAAGCGGATTCAAGTGGTCTTTGGATTGGAATAGCAAACGAAATAGCAATGAAAATAAAAGAATTGAAAGGGAATCATGAATGAGTTGGCTTTATTCGCAGGCGCTGGTGGCGGAATACTCGGCGGAAAACTTCTTGGATGGCGAACAGTCTGTGCAGTCGAATGGGAACCTTACCCAGCAAGCGTACTGTGCGCCCGACAAAATGACGGACTTCTCCCGCCTTTCCCGATTTGGGATGACGTTCAAACCTTTGACGGAAAACCTTGGGCAGGACTTGTTGGCGTTATATCTGGAGGATTTCCATGTCAAGACATCTCTGCCGCAGGAAAAGGAGCAGGGATTGATGGAGAGCGATCAGGCATGTGGCGACAAATGTCTCGCATCATTCACGAAGTACGACCTCGATACGTCTTCGTGGAAAACTCACCAATGCTCACTTCTAGGGGACTTGGAACCGTTCTCGGGGACATGGCCTCGATGGGGTTTGATGCGAAATGGGGAGTGCTGGGTGCAGCCGAAGTTGGAGCGAACCATCAAAGAAACCGAATCTGGATTGTCGGAACCAATGTTTCCAACCCCTTGTGCAACAGATCACAAGGGAGCGGGGAAGACAGGAACCCTCAGGGACAGATTGGATTACGTAGCGGAGAGGGGGGCAACCAAGAGCAAGACGTACACATGGCCCACACCGAGAACGAAGGGTATGTGCGGTGGATCGGGAGCATGGGCGCAACTGAAGGCCAACACAACGATAGAGGAAGCCAGAGCGATGGGAGCGGGGAATGGTGGAAAGTTGAACCCAACGTGGGTCGAGTGGTTGATGGGTTGGCCTCTAGGGTGGACCAACTTAAAGCAATTGGAAACGGACAAGTCCCTCTTTGTGCCGCAACAGCTTGGAGAATTTTAAATGGCTAGAAAAAAATACAAACCAAAACCAATCCGAGTTGACACAATGACCTATGTTGTCTCTGGGTTTAAGAAGGTAGCTGATGTACCAGGTGCTGGCATGAAGTTATTACTTCGTAACCACGCATCCTTTGACGAGATCAGAGCTGGTCGTGGAGACAAGCAACACGTTGATGACCTGATTCACATGGTCAACATGGTTGAAGCCTTGGCTAACCTGCAACTCGGTAGAGATTGGTTGCCTGAGATTCACCAAGCCCAAGACGCTATCTTCAACATGGCTCAGCGCGGTGTCAGTGGAAAGAAGTTCTTGTTTACAGGTGAAGAGATGAACATCATCCAAACCATCATGGAACTTCATGACGAACAACTCAAGAACTGTAGCGTCAAGTTGATGGAGAAAGCCTTGGAAGACATAGCTAATGAATACACACACAACAAGATGCGCCGTATTGAACCATTGGAGACAGCATGACAAGAGAAGATGTAATCTTGCTGGCGAACCAGTGTGGGATCGGCTATCGAGACATAAGCGAAGAGTTCTACACAGGGTACTGTGATGGCGTAGTGCTGGAGCAGATGTATGCCTTCGCTTTACGGGCAATAGAGAAAGAGCGTGAGGCTTGTGCAAAATTGTGTGATGACAATGCAACTGACATGTCCGAAGGAGATTGGGATTCTGCTTGCATGAATTGTG